GAAAAAATCTTGGTTCCAGTATTACGACCCTCGCACGTTCGTCATTCCGCCCGCAGCGCGGGTCAATTTCTTTTTCGATACGGCCTACACCGACAAGGACAAGAATGACCCGACGGCGGGCATTGCTTACGTCAAGATCGGGGCAGACTTCTACGTTTTGTCCTGCCTTTCCAAGTGGGTAGAGTTCACAGAGGCGATACAATTCATAAAGAAGTTCGCTGCCGACAATTTCTACACATCTCGAAGCATCATCCGAATCGAGCCGAAAGCCAGCGGGAAAAGCGTGGTTCAGGTAATGAAGAAAGAAACGGCCCTGAATGTCACGGACGCGCTCAGCCCCAAGGAAAGCAAGCAGGCAAGGGTGCGCAGCATTTCGCCTACAGTCGAGGGCGGGCGAGTGTTCCTGCCTTCCGGTGCGGCGTGGGTTGACGACTTCTTGACCGAGTGCGCAGCCTTTCCAAACGCCGCGCATGATGACCGTGTGGACTGCCTGACGGGTATGATTCTAAACGAAAGCGCGGGCCGTGTGCGCCGTTCCAGTTAAGCCATGCGAGCATTTTGGGTTGACATCGGCTACGCTTGCTTTGGCATTGCATCTGATGAGGCAGGTGTAGTCCGCGAAGCGGCACCCATTGCCGCTTGGATGATAGGCAAAACGCTGTCAGAAATCAAGCCTTTTTTGCTAAAAAGGCGGGCAAAAGTCGTGGAATTGCAGCGCACCTGAAAGGGCCAACCCGTTCGTTCAAGTTGGCCCATTTTTGTTTTGTGAAAAAATATTTTCAAAAAACCTTCCTTCTTGTGTTGCAAATACAATAAACCCCCGTATCTTTGCCTCATTTAATCACACACAAAAGCATTTTCCCATGTCACTCCTGCTTGAAGAAACCCCGCACTACAAAATTCAGCAAGGCCCGTTCTCTCTTGCCGATGTCGAACTACTTTCCCTCATCATCGCCACTTCAAGCCCAGAAAAGTCAAATGAAAAGGCAAGGCTGTTGCTGAGCAAAGCAACCATCCGCGACATTGGCAAACTTTCCGCTGCCGACCTTAAAAGACTGGGACTAACCCATCAGGAAGCCAACCGGGTTGTCGCTTGCTACGAAATTGCCCGGCGCAAGCAGGCCAGCCCAGTGACCAACAGGACAAAAGTTTCTTCAAGCCGTGACGCTTTCAACATCGTTGGACATCTCATTGCTTACTTGGAAATTGAGGAGTTTTGGGTAGCCTTCCTGAACAAAAACAACGAAGTTACAGGAAAGAAAAAAGTAAGCGTTGGCGGCACAGCAGGAACGGTGGTTGACCCAAAGGTGATTTTCGGGCTTGCGATTGAAGCCAAAGCAGCGGGAATAATCGTTTTCCACAACCATCCGTCGGGCAACCTTCAACCAAGTAGTGCGGACATTGCCACAACCAAAAAATTAAAGGACGGCGGGGCATTTCTGGAAATCCCGGTTTTAGATCACCTCATCATTTCAGAGCGCGGGTACTACTCTTTTGCTGACGAGGGCAACATTTTGTGAAAGCAAAAATAATCCCAAAAACCTTTTGCAATAAGTTGTAAATACAATAACTCGCCCTATCTTTGTGGCATGAATTTACCTTTTTCATAGATCAGCCAGCGCAGTCGGAAGATTGCGCTGGCTTTTTTTGGTTCCCTTTTTGCTGCTTTACCTACATTTGTGCAGTAAGACGCATCTATGGCAAATCAAGACACGTCCAAGTTCCCCCGCTACACGCTTACTGACCAACTGCAACAGCAAATCCGCACGATTGCTAAGCGGCTGCCGCCTATGTGCGAGGAGTATAAAACGCACAACCAAGTGAGCGGTGCAGCACTGATTGCCAACGGACACCATGCCATAAAAAAGGCTGGACTTATTCAACCCGTTGTGATTGGCAGCACATATGACCTGCCGTCCGTCATACTATGCCCTCAAAGGGTTGCTTGGCGTTCACGAATACCTTAACATCATACCGGGCTACCTTGCTGCTATGCAAGGGCAATACCCATCCCTGTTCGACATCAGTGGCAAGTATCTCGGCGTGGAGCCGGGTACGCAAATGCAGCCAGACAAATCATTCATTTCACGGGCTCAGCGGCTGCAAGAAGCAGAACGCGCAGCCGCCAACAACTGACACGCATGGAAATTACCATCATCGAAAAGGCAACAGAACTTTTCGACATCATCGAGGGCTTGCCGTCCGGCCCGAAGCGTTCGGAAAGCCTGCTCAACCTTCAAAGGTTGGTCGCTCAGTTTGACCCGCAAGCCGCTTTGACTCTTCGCGGTCGCATCTCCAACGCACCGGCTGGCAGGTCGGCAAAATTTGGTGGCGGCATCAAAACCGAAGGCCCTAAACGCTTCAACACAACTCCCCCTGCCGAAGTGTTTGCAAACCCCACCTCAGCCACGACTACGAGCGAAAGCGGTGCAGCAGTTGTGGCGAATGAGGAAGATGCGCCGGAACTGGAACCAGAAACAGCCAACAGTGAAGCGCAGCAAGATGCGGTAGAGGTCGAAGCGCAAATAGAGACCATCTACGCGAAGATCGCCAAGATGTCGGCGGAACAAATCGTGACCACCTACGGCGAATCTGCTATCGAGGGCATGATTACGAAACTTGGCCGCAACATCAAAGCGAACAAGCCGACGGTCCAAAAGGCAACCTTCCTGCTCAACCTCGTTCGGCAGAAACTTGGCAATGTTGAAATGGCTGCCGATGAAACTGCTTAACCTCACCATTGGCACCGCTCGATACGAAAGCGGGAAAGAGGTGTTCGCCAGCAGGGAGGAAACAATCTACTTCCCCACCACCGCCGACGAAATTACGATGCGGCAATGGATGGACTACCAACTGGCTTTGTCAAAGTCGCCTGACTTCATCCGTGCCGTGCGCGACGCTGCACCGGCTGACCGTAACGCACTGATTGAAGAGTGGGGTGCTGAGCAGTGGAGCGGCTTCCTGTTAAACGTAGCCGAACTGCTGGCTTGCGTGGTAGATGAAAATTCAGCCCCGTTGCTCAGGATGTTGCCAGCGACGGGCGAAAACTCCGATTCGCTGATGACGCTCTACACCGACCTGAACATGGTAATCTCTGGCTACACGCCACAACACCGCGAATCGTTTGAGTGGAACGGTGTGACCTACGTTTGGCCGACGAAGGTCACGGACATGGTAGGCAGGGAATGGTACGGGCAAGAACTGAACACCGCGCAATCGGTGGACGCGCTGCAAATTGAACACGTCTATTCGGCAAAGGACAAGGGCGGGCAATTCGCAATCGAGGACAGGGTCTACCATGTTGACGTAGCCCTGTGCGCTATCCTTTCTCGCAAGGTGTTGAAGTCTGGTGACTTGGAAGAGCCGCCGCTGGAGTATAACGCCCGAATGAAGCACCTCGAAAAGCGCATCAACGAGTTCAAAGACTTGCCGATGTCCGTTTGTCTGGATATGGGTTTTTTTTTGACCAGTTCAAAATTAGCATCGGCTCTCACCCTTATATCCAATATGCCTTTGCCTCCTACGTCAATAGCGTAGAGCAAGCCAAGCAAGCGCGTGACAGTCACGCCAAGTGGGGGGTATGGGGTTGGTACATCGTGCTGGACACTATTGCAGAAGGCGACAGGTTTGGAAGCAAAGGAATGTCCAAGATGGAAGGCGCATTGCGCTCAAACTTTTACGAGGCCATGATTTGGGTAGGCAAGCAACGCCACCTCATGGCTGAAACCGGCACCAAGTAATGAACGACATCAGCGAGTTCTACCACATCCTCTACCACATGGTGAAGGCTTGGCCCGCAACCTACCCGACGGCAACCTCTGGGGAGTATGCCGCTAAGCGGCCCAACTCGTTCGCTGTGCTGCGCTCTATCTACGATTTGAATGCCGACAACGTGAACAAGGCAGTAGAACACGCCAAGCCCCCCTACTTTTTTGTCAGGGGGTACGAAGCGAACGAGTTTCGCGCCGGGCTGAAAATCGAGTACCCTTTCGTTGGGGTTGCTGAGGACACTATGACCTTTGTGCGTCCTTCAGGTCCGGGCTTCAAGCGGCAAAAGCACCGGATCAACCTGTTCGTCGTTGACCAACTGCCATTCAAGGAGAACCAGTACGCAGACGCTTATTCATCGGCGCGGGCCATTGAGGAAGTTGGCAGGGACTTGCGACAAATCATGTTGCGGCTGCTGCAATCGTTTTCAAACTGGCAGAAACTCGAATTTTCGAGCGGCCCGTATCAGAACGGTTGGCACGACGTGGAGTGGCTGAAAGCGCATGGTGAATCTGCGCAATGGGAATCGGTTAGTGAGTTGTTGCAGATTTTGCCACAACTTGATGCGGTCGAGGCGGATGTGTTCTATCAGGGCGTTGACAACTGCGCGGTGCTGTATGCTAACATAGTTGTAGAAACCAACTACTGCCCCGACCCGGTGGCATTTTCTTACACCTACGACGAAGGCGGAAACCTTGCCGGCCCGTCGGAAAAATATCAGCTGGACAAATGACCTTGCGCGAAGCCCGGCAAATCTTCCTTGACAACTACGACGATGTAGGCATGGCGATGTCAGTACGCTTCGTCACGGAGTTGGAACAGCAGGGTCACAAGGCAACCGGTGCGCTCGTTCGTTCGATCGTGGTGAAGGTGAGCGACGAACTGCAAGCCATAGAGTTGCAACTATCTCACCTCGATTATGGTGCGCAAGTGAACACGGGTCTAAAACCTTCTGAGGTGCCACGAACGATAGCGTTCATCAAGCAGATAGCGGCATGGATCAAGTTCAGGAAGATAGCGGGCGGGCTAGACAAGTCTATCGAAAAGGTGGCAATCCGGATGGTAAAGAAAATGTGGAAGTACGGCATACCGTTGCCCGGTGCTTATAGATTCTCGAGCAACGGGCGGCGCACTGGCTGGATTGATTGGGTGTATGCCAAGTACAAAGTAGAATGGCAAGACCAAGTAGAGCCAATTGCACAAGACTACATCGAAAACGCATTTGATTCGATGCTACTGAGCATCGGGCAAGAATACCGCTACGTCACCGTAAAAATTAGATAATGGCTATTGCCCTTGACATTCAGCCCGAAGCGGGCGAACTGTACGCAGCCTACGCTTCGCAGGTGTTTGTACTTTCCACCTCGGTGGAGGCTGACCGTCCACCTGCCGCGCTGGAGGTTATCGTGCGGAACAACGGATTTGCGATTGAGACGCTGTACTACGAAGCGATAGAAATAGACGCGGGCAGCACCTTTAACGTGTGCCGTTTCAAACTGGACATCAAAGAGGTAGTGCAGGGGCTTTTCAATCCCGCGTCTATGTTGCCTGAAACATTCGGAATCAACGGAGTAAGCGTGTTTCCGAATGAAACCGCAGTAATTACCTGCGACTTCACCGCTTGGCTGCCCAACGCTTACGGGCTGCTGGTCAGAGACGACGGGAACACCGAAGTCTCTTTGCCGTACATGGCTATCAACGCCGTGCGGTACGAAAATGAAAGCCCGTCGCTGGCAGCATACGTCAGCGCGACCGACCGTAAGTTTCTCACCTCAAAGCCGTTGGTTGGTTGGACAGAACTTGGCGCGTCTGAGTTTCTGTATTGTTTCAATCCATCAGGGTACGCTTGGAGCTGGATTTTTGAGTTTTTTTCAGCCGATGGAACACAGCTTAGCCTTTGCCGGGTCAGTCAGCCGTCAACCTCAAACAAGATCGTTCGTAAAGGCGTAGGAGCAAAGAACGTGGCCAACACGTCTTTTACCGTCATCACCGAAAGTGGCCTTGGTGCAGGGCTAATTGCATCGGTCGCTTATTACGAAGTATATGCCAGCGTAAGCACTGACGGCTCAACATCCATGACCCATCGCAGGCGTTACTACGTTGACCGTTCGCCCGCCTGTGTGGAGTACCGACTACACTTCCTCAACCGGTTTGGCGTGTGGGACTACCTTCCTATTCTCAGCCAGAAGTCCAACACCATCAAAACACTTGGCGACCCGTATGAGGCTGCCGTAGCCGACGACTTTACCGAATCTTCGGTGAAGGCCCACCAGCGCAACAGGGGGCAGGTTCGGGCCGATAAAGGTTTCGAGGTCGAGGTGCGGGGCGTGTTTGATGATACCGCGCTATGGCTGCGAGAAATGGCCCTTTCGCCCATGGTCTTTATTGAAGAAAGGCAAGCCGGAGCATCGCCTTCGGTCAACGGGCTAAGATACCCGGTCGTCGTTCGTGACGGCGAATACTTCATCAGCGAGCGACGCTTCGAGTTCAGCGTGTTCTACTCAACACAATTGTACAGCCAGCGCACATGAGGAACGTAGAAATCTACATCAACGGCAACCGCGTGGACTACGCCGAAGCCAAGTCCATTCCCCTGTCTCTGCGCAAGCGGACGGACAAGTTTTTGGATATCGTCGGGGCTGACGGCTCCGAAGTGGACAACGCGCTACGCTCGCTCACCTTGCCGCCTACCACGACCAACCAAAAGTACCTGCTCAGCCTGATTTCTCACAGCGCGTTGGGGCGCGGCTCTACCCGCGTAGCGGTGCAGTGTATCGTGAATGGAATCCAGTTGTTTGCCGGGCCGGGCATCTTGCAGAGCTCGAAAAAGATGAGCAACTCGACCCCGTACTATACGCTGCAACTGCTTGGTGACGGGCTTTCGATCTGGGAAACACTCGAAACCCTTTCGCTGCCCGACCTCACCTCTTTGGGCGGGTTAAATTGGACTTTCGCAAACATCCTGAGCAACTGGGATGACGCTACCCTTCAACTTTTCAAAGGCTATTTTTGCCCGGTGGTGTACGGCACCGAACGACACGATGGCATTTTCGCCATTGAGGACTTTCGCCCGTCCGTCAGGTTCGCGCCTATCCTTCACGCCATATTCAACCACGCCGGGTACACGCTGCACTCTGAGTTTTTTGAGACTCAGTTTTTCCAGCGACACGCCCACACGTTCGGCGTAGGCAGCAAGTGGCGGGTAGTGGCAGATGAGTGGGAGAAAGCATCGTACACGGGCGTTTTTGGAGCGCACGTTGCGGGCAATGCTCCGCCCACGCTTCCAGAAACGCGCATGGTTCCGCATGAGCCGATACAAGACCCTTCTGGGATGTACCACAACAACGGAGAGCCACCTTTGCTTGCTCCGACCATCGGGGTCAACCCTGACTACGAAAACTATTTGGAGGTGCCATACGAAGGCATCTATGACTTGCAAATCCAAATCAACAGCCAGCAGGCAGGCACGATAGATGTGCTGCTCGTTCGCGCCCCTGACGTTTGGCCGACCGTCACCGACACGCTGAACGTGCTGGGCTTCGACGCAACGGCAGACGCGGCATTTCCGGGAGACATCGTAAAGACCCGCGAAACCCTGCAAGCGGGCGACCAAATATGGCTTCAATACTTTGATGCAGACCCGATTTGGGCAGTGAACGTGCGGCGCATTCGTGTGAAACTGACCTTTGACCCTACCCCATACGTTGGGGCTGAAATTGCCCTAAACTCTTGCTTGCCCGACCGTCCGGTGAAAGAGTTTTTGCGTGGCGTTTCCCACATGTTTGACCTCGTTTGGCGTATTGACGACGTGACCAAGCGGGCATTTTCTGAGCCTCGTTTCGACTACACGCTGATCGAAGCGGGCGAACCTGTCACGCGCAAGGGCTTCTATCGGAGGGACTACCCGCTTGAAGCCGTGCAAATTGACGCGGAGGAAGTATCGGTGGAGTATGCCACGCCGTTCGGGAGTAGCCTAAAACTGGCATACAAGTCCGGCAGTGACCCTATGGAAAAAGCGTTGCTTGCAGAGATTGGCCGAGACGCAGAAAAGGGCATTGCACCATACGGGGCTGAAATCACCCTGCACGACAGAGGAAAGGCTGGCGAGTTGTCGGCCAACCCATACTTCACCGGGCTGTACCAATCCAAGCCGGACGCTATGCAGTTGCGCGAAGAAGCGTTTTTGCCTACCGTGCTGCCGTCGGGCTTCAACAGAGGCGACAAGTTGCCGGGCCTGACCTGGACACCACCGGGCGGCGATGAAACGACCGAATCGGCACCAACCTACGAAAGCGAACCAAAGTGCGGTATCATCTTTCCGAAAGCCCTGTCTTTCGAGTGGTACTACGACGATAGCGACACAACCTATTTTTCGGAAAGTGTACGCGCCCCTTGGATAACTCAGCAGAAATGGAACGACGTAGGGGGAGCCGATGCGCTGGCAGACTACGACAACGCCCCGTCTTACGCCGACCTATTCAGCAAAGACACGGGTCGGCTCATACGCGGACTTGTTAGCACGTTCTACCCGCACTACATCTCTGTGGTGAAAGAGGGGCAAGTGCTTTCAGGGCGGATAATTATCTCGCTACCAAAGTTCACGGCCATAGACTTTCGCCGAATGTGGGGGCTGAAATACGACGCGAACGATAGCATCTGGATTTTGCTTGAACTGACCAACTTTCGCGCACTGGTTGCCAGCGATTGTCAAGGCAAGTTCATCAAGTACGTTTCCCCCAAAAAGGCTGACTTAGACGCTATCGCACATGACGACCCACCGGCTGACCCGATTATTCCTGACGTTCCAAAACTGACAATCTGATGGCAGAGCGTATAATTTCCATGCGGCTCGCACTTGCGGGCGAAAAAGAGGTTTTGGCGCGGCTCGAAGCCGTGAACGCTTCGCTTGCCCAGAGCGGCGAAGCGTTGGCATCCATCAACGAAAAGTCCCGTGCGCTGGAAACGCTCACCAAGCGGCTAAAAGCCATGTCCGCCGAACTGGAAAGCGTGAGCCGTAGGCTTGCCGCAACGCAGAGCGGGGGCGTTCCGGGTGTACCCGAAGGTGTGCCCCAACCCAGTGCAGCGGGTCTGGCAACGCGGCAAACGAAACTCACAGAGGAGATAAACAAAACCAAGACGGCGGCTCAGTCCCTTCGGCAAGAATTGGAGGGGATTGAGAAGGGCAGCGATACGTACAGGGAGATTATTGCCCGAGTAGCAAAGACCCGTGTGGAGCAGGCCGCGTTAAACGCAGAGGTTCGGGTAGCGCAAAGAGAGTTTGAGAGGACAAAGGTCGCCTTTGGCTCCTATCGAGACTTGGAATTGCAGTTACAGCGGCTTCGGGAACAGTTCCGGCAGTTGAATGGGGCAGAGCGCGAAGGAGCGAAGGGCAAAGACCTGATAAACAAGGTCGTTGAACTGGACGCTAAGTTGAAGCAGGTAGACGCAAGTCTTGGCATTTACACCCGCAACGTTGGCAACTACGCCAGCGCGTTTGATGGATTTTCCAGCATTGCTACCCGCATCGGCACCGCCTTTGGTATCACAGCCGGGCTAAACGAGTTCATTCAGGCCAACTCCAAAGCGTCCGACGAAGTGGCGAACGTGGCAAAGACTGCCAATATCTCCATCGAGGCGGTGCGAAAGTTTCAGGAGCAGTTGAAGCAGCGCGACACGCGAACCTCGCTTGTTGACCAATTGAAAATATCGGAGATTGGTGGACAGCTGGGCGTAGCCGAAGCGCAGTTGCTTTCGTTCACCGATGCGGTGGACAAGACGAACGTGGCACTTGGCGACGAGTTCAACAACAACGTCGAGGAAGTCACCCGCGTCACGGGCGGGCTTCGCAACGTGTTCAAAGAATTGCAGGGCGACGACATTGGCACGGACATTCTGAAAATATCGAACGCCCTGAACGTGCTGAGCGCGGATGGCAACGCTACTTCGCCGGTCATTGCTGAGTTCGCCAACCGGATAGGTGGTGTTGCTGTGCCGCTGGGTGCCAGCGCAAAAAGCATCTTTGGCCTTTCGACCGTGCTGAACGAGTTGAACGTGACGGCTGAGCGGGGCGGCACTGGCGTGGTGCGCATCCTGACAGAGATAGGTAAAACGCCTGAGAAGTTCGCGCAAATCGCAGGCGTTGGCGCGGCTGAGTTCCGGCAGTTGGTAGAAACCGACATTGTAGGAGCATTGGCTTTGGTATCCAAAAAAACCGCTGAAAGTTCAGAGAGTAACATTGAGTTGATTCAGACGCTGGAAGAACTAAAACTCAATGGTCAGGGCGAGTTAGAGGTGTTCAACAAGTTGGGCCAATCCTACGATCTGTACACCAAGCGCGTAGGCCAAGCCGGTGAAGCCCTGCAAAGCACCGCCTCAATTCAGGAAGAGTTCAATAAGAAGAACGCCACCTTTGGCGCGGAGATTGACAAACTGAAAAACGCGCTCATCAACCTGACGGTGAACACGGATTTCCAAGACTTCCTTTCGTCGGGAATTTCTGGCATTACCTCGTTCGTGAACGTGCTGGCTGGGCTTCCAAAGGTTGTTTCCGAAAACAAAACGGAATTGGTTGCCCTTGCTCTTGCCGTTCTTGCCTTCAACACGCAAAGCATCGCCGCTTCGGTGAACGCCATACGGCAGAGTTCGGCTTACCTGCTGCTCACCAGTGCTGCACAACGCCAAGCAGCGGCACAGGGCATAATGAACAGCGTCATGCGGGCTTTCCCGCTGCTCGCCATTATCGCGGTTGTGTATTCGGCGGTTAAGGCGTATCAGGCTCTCGTTCGCATTTCAGATGGTGCGGCGCAAGGCGCAAAAGCATTCGCAGCGGCACAAAAGGAAATCTCCGAATCTGTCGGCAAAGAGACGGCTGCCCTCAACAGGAATTTCGCCGTGCTGAAAAACGCAGCGGCTACCACATCGGAAAGGACGGCGGCTATCAAAGCCTTGCAAGAAGCCTACCCTGAATACCTGCGTGGGCTGGACTTGGAAAAGTTGAGCGTGTCCGAATTGAACGACCTGCAAAAGTCCTTAACGGCAAGCATCCTTCAATCAGTGGCGGCAAGGAAGAAAGCCCAGGTGCAGGAAGAATTTGCAACGCAGATTATTGAAAAGACCCTCCGCATTCAGGCCATTCAACAGGCTGGCACATCACAGGCGGCAACCTTTGGCGAGGTGCTGAAATTTGCGGGCGGCACTGGCACGGATACTAAGTTGGCTGCGCAAAAGATCATCGAAGGATTGACTGCCGAGGTCAAACAACTAGAAATCGCGTCCGACGAAGCATCTAAGGCATTTGACGGACTCATTAAGCCCCGAACAACTGGAACAGAGAACATTGCAGCCAGCGCGGGGGAAGAGTTGCAGCAGGACGCAGCAGAAAAAAGGGCCGAACAGCGCAAAGCAGAGGCAGCAGCCGTGACCAACTTGCGAAAACTCACCAACGCGCAGTTAGAAGCGTTAGACACCGAAGCAGCCAAAGCCGAACTTTCCCGGCGCAAAACTCAGTCCGACCGCTTGAAAGAATTAGCAGAGCAGCGGGCGAAGGATGAAAAAGCGGCGGCTGAGAACATCTACAAGTTGCAGCAAGACCTCATCAAAAAAACCTACGAAGGCCGCATTGAACTTGCCCAAAACCAGACGGCTACGGCTATCAGTGCGCTGGTTGGAACACCACAGCAGATAGAGACACAGCGGGCTTTGCTGGGCGAGCAGTTGCGCCGAACCATTGCCGACATCGAAGCGGAGCGCGACAAGGCGCGACAAAAAGCCCTTGCGGACATTGCTGCATTCCGTGCCGACGCTGATCAGCAGACCGCCCAACGGCAGGAAACCAACACGACGCAGCAGATTGAAGTCGTGCGCCGCTTGACCGAGATTGACAAGGTAACAAGCGGTGCTGATTATCGGCGCGTTCAGGCTGAGTTAGATCAAGCCCTTGCCGCGCAACTTGTAACCCGCGAAGAATACCAACAGAAAACCGCTGCGCTGGCACTTCAACAGGAGGCGCGTATGCTGGAAATCGAACGGCAGGGCTATGTGGCAGAAAAGACGTTCATCCAGCAGCAGCAGCAAGACAGGCTCAACACGTTGCAACTCGGCTACGATGCTGAGTTGGTGAAACTGCGTGAGGCTGAGGCCGCAAGGTTTGCCGAACTGCAAGCCCTAAAAGACTCGGGCGAAATATCGGAGACGGATTTCTTTGCCGCTGAAAATGACCTGCGAGCGGCGCAGTTTCAGTCCCGGTTGGATGCTGAGCGGGCTTTCCGAACCGAACAAGCGGCAATTGTGCAAGAAACCGCGCTGGGCATCCTGCAAACAGAGGCAGAACTGGCAGAGCAGGCGAGGCAGTTGGACGCAGACACGAATGAGCAGAAGGTAGCCAACGCGCTGGCAACCCGCGAACAACTTGCCGCTGTCACCGATGCGTCGTTCAATTTGTTGGGAGAATACGTCACAGGCGCGGCTAAACTCTTAGGCCAAGACGCAGAGAACCGAAAGAAGTACGGCGGGGTGCTGAAAGCGTTGGCAGTGGCAGAAATCGCTATCAACCTGCGAAAAGAGTTGTCGGCTATCTCGCTGGCTGCAATTCAAGCCGGGGCCGCAACCGGGCCTTTTGGCTTCTTGGTGGCAGGTGGAATCTACTCCCTGCAAGCAGCAGCGGCAATCGTAAAGGCAGGCTTCAACACGGCTGCAGTACTCAGCCAGAAATTCGAGTTTGGGGGCGTACTTAGTAACCAATCAAGCGACAGCGTTCCAGTTGAAGGGGGGAGCATACCTAAAGGCAGCGGCGTAATTCAGGGCCGTAGGCACTCGAAGGGGGGTGTGAAGGCCGTGTACAATGGCCGATTGGTCGAGTTCGAGGGTGGAGAGTACCAACTGCGCAATGGGAAGGAAACGTACATCATCAACCGAAAGGCGACGGTGAAACACGCGGACGCGCTGCTGAGGATGTCAGACAGCCCCAACAAGTTTAGTGCGTTGCGCAAGGCTTTAGCCAGCAGCATCAACACCTCGACTGGGGGGAAAAAATTTGCCACAGGCACAACCCCTTCGCCAGTAGGTGGCAGGGTATTCGCAGACGGCGGCATTGCACCTTCGCCGCTGGACATTCGCCCGCTCGAAGCACCCAGCGTCAGCACAGCCCAAACCTTTACCATCGGGGGCAACCTTGCCAGCCGAGAAGAAGTGCAAGCCATCCTCAGCCTTGCGCGTGGGGCAGTTGACTTGGCCGCTGCTGCCAACAACCGGGTGGACAACATTCAAGTAATCAACAACCCGCTGGACACGCTGGACATCGGCGCAGAGCAGCAGGAACTAAGAAGCGTCAGAAACCTATGATGGTAGCGAACGTGACCGCCGAAAAAGTGCGCACCTGGCTTGCGCCCGCCAGCGAACTGGACGCATGGAAAGAAGCCTACGAAGCCGGGCAATGGCTTTGGCTCATCAAGCAGTGGAATGACTACCAAATCACCGCGCACCGGCTCTGCCCTTCCTGCCCTGACAGCGTGGAGGTCGTGCGTAAATTTATGCCCTTGCTATGGCAGAACAAGTAAAACTCAACAACATCGCTGCGGAACAGCGCAGGGCTACGCGGGAAGAAATGAACGCCCTTTTTCGGCAGTACGTTTGCGAGACAACCTGTCCGCGTGTAGTAAAATTGTTGAGCGATGGCGAGGTGCGCCGCTTGCTGGCACTCCATTTGTTTGACCTGAATGTGAGCCAGTATGGTAAGCCCAGAACGCTGATAATGCAGCATATTCAGGTCGTTTTGGGCGTTTCACGCGCCACAATGTACCGCTGGTTTCCTCCTGACGAGTACAAACCTGACAACGAATAGAAAGCCGTCTCGAAGTTGCGACGGCTTTACCTAAACCTTCACAACTCGAACTACTTTTGCAAAATGGGCAAATTCCTGAACGACTGGGTGGCAGTGGTAGATTCGTCTGCCGTAGCCGTGCTGATGGGGCTTTCGCGTGTCCTTTTCATGCCCAACAATAATTTCCAAGCGCGGGCAACCACCCTCGTTGCGTCTATCTGCTTTGGGCTTGCGGTGGGTATTACAATAAAAGACTTCGAGATTGCCTACGCTTGGAAAACGCTGGTCATTGCGCTGGCATCGCTCACGGCAAAGGAGTGTACGGACTTCCTGACCAAGAGAATGCAAAACCCTATCTCATTTTACCGCGACCTGACTGGTGGCAGTAACGATAAAAAGGAAGATGATGGTAGCAAATGAAATTTTCCAGTGCTTGAATGTCGCCGGGTGCATGTATTCGTCTGGCCTAATGGTGTACGCCATGCGAGCGACACACAAAGACGACGCTTGCCCGCACCTTGTCCGGTTCGAGTGGGTGTTTCTTACAACCCTGATTCTTTCTGGGCTGGAACAGGCGCGGGCTTTGTTTATGGTTCAATGCGGAGGCGGGCCTACGACGTTCGTTCACTTCACCGTCTGGGCATCTGGCATTCTCTTTTCGCGGTACCTCATTCGAGCGTTCCGCTGATTCTTTGGCATTTTTGTCTGTTCATACCTGCCCGGTCTCGTTGATTCGAGGTCGGGCTTTTCTTTGTAAAAATATTTTCAAAAAATCTTTCGTCAAGTATTGCAAACACAATAAACCCCCGTATCTTTACATCAGTTAATCACTCACACAACAAAAGCACAGCAATGGCAACACTTGTAATAACAAAAATTGACGACCAAGGCGACCGAGTGCTATTCTATGGCCATCCAAAATGGCCCGATTACCATGTTATAGCCCCGGCAGGCACCTGCGCAAAAATTGGAGACAAAGTAGAATACCAACCGGAAGGATATAATTTTGGGAAGTTCGTTTGCTTTAATTTAATTAAAGACAGCGAGATGAAAAAAGACACTTCGATTCCCGCCGCAATCAAATTCGCAAAAGATGCAGCCGACGAGGACGGCTATATCCTAGAAGGTTTTTCGATGACCCGGTTCGTCCGGGGATAAGCCGTAGAGGTTGAAGAGCGGCGCCACATCAAAAGCCTGCTGGAATGGCTCGAAAAATTCCCTCAATATTTTCAGTCATTCTCTCCTAACAGCGGGAGGATTCTCGTGGGCAATTTGCTGTTCAAATTGCCCACGAGAATATTTTACTGCGCAGTTCCCTCCAACTCCCATATATTTGCAACGCTCGCTTAGCCCAATTTGGAAGGAGGCACTTGACTTAGGATCAAGACAGTGTCGGTTCGAGTCCGACAGCGAGTACAGTTTTCATTTGGTTTTTTGGGGTTTTAGGTTGCCTGGCGCAAGTCTGGCAACCTTCCCAAAAGCAGAAAAAGGCAATTTTTTTCGACGCAACCAAGCCTTTCAGCGCCCTCGCTGAGGGGCTTTTTGTTTTTGCGTGACCTTGCCAGCGTCTGACACCCCACAACAACTGTCTTTTGAATGAGACAAACAGCGCGTAGCGGCACGGTGTTCGTTTGACCTTTGCCGCAATGAAAGTCTCGTTCGGTAAAAACTCAGTCCAAGCACTTGCGGCCAACGGCCAGCAGGTAACACAGTTCGGCCCTGATATGGAAATCAGCGGCTCAACCGTGAACATCATGGTATGGGGTGAAATTTCCGAGTGGTGGGGCGTGAACAAAAACAGCGTGTATTGGGCTTTGCGCGGCAAAGACATCGCCCACATCAACGTTTTCATATCGTCAGAGGGTGGAGAATGCAACGAAGCCTTCGTGATTCACGATATGCTCAAAGGCCACCCGGCCTCAGTTACCTGCTACCTTACTGGTTGGTGTTGTTCGTCCGCAACGGTTATCGCTTGCGCTGGCGACCGCGTGGTAATGTCTCAGCAGTGCCTCTACATGATCCACAAGCCCTCGTTTTTCATGTTCGGCGGGAACGAGGACACGTTGCTTTCAGGGGCCGACCAACTGCGCAAGTACCAAAACATCATCGTGCAGGTTTACGCCCGCAAGACGGGAATGCCAGTTGAAAGCCTTGACGAATTGGTGAACGCGGAAACTTGGCTTGAACCCGCTGAGGCACTTGCCCTGGGCTTCGTTGACGAAGTCGCCGACGCTATTGAGGTAGATTTCCTGCTTCCTGAAAAGAACGCCAACGCCGTCGCTCCCAATCAGCAGTACCTCTACTGGGACTACGACGAAGATGACCCATACGACGCGGCTAAGATGTACCGTGTCGCTGCCTGCGCAGGGCTTGCAAATGGCTTGCGCCCGGCAACTGCTGCCGATATTTCCAAGTACATCATTTCCAACACTCGCAACCAAGACTGCATTACCATGTCTGCACTCTCACTTTTTCAAAAAGCAATCGCCGTTCTTAAAGGGGCTGGTGCCATTGCCGCAAACGCCGATGAGTTGGCACTTGCCAAAACTTTGTCCGAAAGCCCTGACCTCGTGCAAGGCTTTCGGGACGAAACCATTGACGCTGCCGTGAACGCTTCAGTTCAGTCGGCTATGGCTGCCCGAAACAGCACGGAACCTGTGAAAATGGCCGACCTGTTGGCCGCTCTGGAAGGCGCAAGCGATGAAGAACGCCAACAACTCTCTGCAGCACTTGCCCCGAAAAGCGAAGGCCAAGGCTCCACCGAAGAAGGCGACGCGCTGACGGCGATTCAGGAAACCATCAACGACCTGACGGCGAAAGTCGCCAATATGTCGCGGAGTGGTACCGGGCAATCTGGCTCAAACGGCAAGCCCAGCGCAACGAATGGCACAAAGGCAGAGCCTTCGGCCAGAGACAAAGCGCAAAAAGACATCGCCCTTTCCGCCCTGCGCTCGAACAGGATCAGCGTGGCTATGTACCAGCAGATCACTGGCGAACCAGCAGCGGTGAAAGCCTGAAAGAATTGACGTGGGTGTGGTCAAGAACAAAGCAAATCAGCCATCATCACTCATTCAAAATCTCGATAATGGAGCCTATCATATTGCTCGATCTTGACACCCACGACGTAAACGCGCTCGTTCTGGAACCAGCGTTCAACTACGACAACATCTACCAGCGCAATTTGTCGGTGTACAAATTCGAGGTAGGTATTACGAAGTTGCGCATGACGCACCTTTCGCGCCCCTCCAACGTGCTGCAACCCAAACAGGGCTGCGACGACTGGAACCCAACCGTCAACTTTTCGCTTCGCCCCTACGAAATCGGCTCTGTTGAGTACGAACTGATGGGCGAACAATGCCCGGACGAGTTCGACCGGGGCTGCGCTCGCAACCTGAAAGATTCTGTCGACGAAGTGACCCGCTTAGGCGCGACGGTCAATGCCATTGAGATGGCTATGGCAATGCAAGTGCGCAAATCTCTCGTAGACAGCATCTACAAAATCGCGTGGTTCGGCCAAACCGACTTCGGCGCACAAGCTACCGCAGGGGCTTACAACCTCTCTGCTTTGCCGCTGAAAGAAAAGGCCAAACTGACCGCCATGCTCGAACACCAAAACGGCTGGTGGAGCGAAATCAAAGCCCGCGTTTCGCTGGGCAGCGAGTTTGGCAAGGTGCGGTATGTGGACACCAACGACGGCACGAGCGACGGCAACGCCACCGACCCGGCCAACATCGTGGACTACCTGCTCCAAATGCGCCTTTCGGCTCACCCCATACTGCAATACTGGAACATGAACGAGCCGGGCGAAATGCCTGTCTACTTGCTCCAAAAGGGATTGTTCGACGCACTGGTGAAGTATTACCGCTCGCTGGGTACCGAAATCGCAAACCGCTTGATCGTGGATGGTCTGGCAGTGCCAAACGCAACTACGTTTGACGGCTACCCGGTTATTCTTGTACCGGAGTGGGATATGTTTGACTTCGAGACGGGCAACATCTCCACCGTGACTGGTTACTCAAAAAAGCAGCGGGCAATCTTCACCGCAGTGCAGAACCTTTGCGGCATTGTACACGGCAACAGCATCGAGGGTCGTCCAGAAAGTTCGCTCGCAATCCAGCAAAGCCCGCTGTTGAAGGACAAGGGCAAAAAATGGATGTACGCCAGCATGGGTATCGGCTTTGGCATCGCTCAGCCCGTGCTGATGGTGGCTGGCTACAACAGTTCTGACACCTACGCATAAGGCATAGCCCGGAACGAAACCCATCCACTCACAATCTAACACTCTAACAACATGAGCGTTATCACATCCATACTCGCAACCGCTTGCCCGAACGCCCGTGCTGGCATCGCTGTACTGTGGGCAATCCAATGCGCACAGGTGTCTGACCTGACCTTTGACGAAGATCGGCAGATTACAGCAATCACCATCGTTACGGCAACCCCTGCGAACAAGTGGAAGCGAATCGAATTTGAAAAAAATACGGCCTTTTTCAATCAGGCCAAGACGCGCAACAAGGCGGCGGTGAACGTCGTGCAAACCATCTCTTTTGTGGAGCCGGGTATGTCGCTTGTTGTTCGCAATGCGCTGGAAGACCTCAACGGCGTATGCTGCGGTCACTTCATCGTGAAGGACAACAGCGGCAACTACCACTACGCGGGCATCACCTACAACCCCACCACTGAGGAGTGGCAGAGCGAAGATATGCGCACGGGTGAAGGTTCGGCCAATACCAACACCGACCCGACCGCTGATCAAGCGGAGTACATCGAAACTTTGGTGTGCAACGCTGGCTTCTACGCGCCGTTCTGGTCGCTTGGTGAAGGTGGTATTGCGGTGTAATCCGCCACAGACAAGGCTTTGTTTTTGATTTCCACACATACTTTAGGGCGGGTCACGGCCCGCCCTAATTTTTTCTACACACACCATGACAGAAATATCAACACCCGCCCCGCAAGTAAAACAACCCTCTTCGATAGGCGATTTCGAGTTGGTAAAGGCTCAGCCAGCCGTCACGCTCTACATGGTAGGCAAGACTTGGAAGTTGCTTAACCACGACACCAAGCCAGCCCCCTATGCTGACAAGACGGTGCCGGTCGCCACTCAGGAACAACTCAAAGAAGTGTACGACGCTCGGCCCGAATACCGCGCCCTCGTGAAAGCCCCGAAAGGCTACAAAGCCCCCTGGCAATCGTAAAATCTACCGATGGGACAAGATTTGGAGGCATACGAACTGGACTGCGAACCTTGCGAAGCGGGTACGCCAAATCCTAAGCAGACTTTGCGCAATAGTCGCAGGTCTTCGGTGGCATTTGGCGACGTGACCGACCCGATAGCAGAGGAAATGCGCGACATTGACCGCGCAAGGATGGTGTATGCCCAAATCCCGATTGTCCCATTTTTCGACGACAGCGACGCGACGTTGAAGGTACTGCGCAGGATGCGCGAACTGTCGCCGACGCACTCTGGCTGCGTTTCGTCCCAGCAGTGGTATATGTTCGGCGGCGAACTGACTACGCGCCGATATGTGGAGCCTGGCATGGCCTTCGACACCGAAAGCGAAGATGTGACGGACGCGGAAAAGATGGAGTTCATATCGTTTGTCAAAGGGCTTTCGCCGGAAATGACGCTCGAACACGTCTTGAACGTAGCGAAGGACATTGACGACAACCTGGAAACCTACGGCAATGCCTTTCTGAGATTGGACGCGGTGCGCATCGGCGGCAAGGAATATTACTACATTGAAAACGTGGACGCTGAGAAGTGCAGATACTATGCAACGGAACCTCGCCAACCTAAAATCGTGGTCATTTCGGCAGAGTGGACTTCGGAGTTCATCACCAAGTACCCCCCGGAGTTCGTAAGCCACTACCCCGAATGGTCGGACTACGGGAATGGCGTTCGGTCAAGCATTATCCACATCAAGACGACGGCAAGAGCGCGTGACTGGTACGGGCTGCCCATTTCGTTCGGCTCGCTGTATTGGCAGTATTTGGAGGTGCAGCAAGGGCAGCACGGAACGCAAGGCTACGCCAACGACTTCATCGCCCGTGTGTTCTTCGAGATTACGGCAGAGCCGGAAACTGACAGCGACGAAGACAACTTCGATGACGCGGTGAAAAAGACTTTCACCAATCAAGCCAGCCGATACGGGAACGCTCCAAAACGGTACATCATTCGCCGCCGTCTGCCAGACGACACGCCCGCTACCGTTCACGAGTTCAATGCCAACACGGAACACGAATATCACGAAAGCATGGGGGCGCAAGCAGAGCGGCAAATCATCAAAACGCACGGCTGGCACTCGCTGTTAATGGGTATGCCGACGGCTGGCAAACTCAGCAATTCGTCAGAGTTCAAGGAGGTGTACCGGGTGTATTACAACAACCGAATACGCCCGAAACAGGAAACCGCCTTGCGCCCAATCATCACCGCTTTTCAGGCATTCGAGACTATGCAGCGCGGCAAGATGGACATTACCGCTCGGCTCAGTCTTGGACTGTACAATCTCTACTCAGACTACCTGACCACCGAAACGCCAGCCCAAGTCCAGAAAACCAGTGCGATAGAATCAACCGACCCAACCGAAGGCAATGCCGACACTAACGTATGATTTTGACGCGAAAGAAACGCTACTGACCGCGCAAGACGTGGTAGACAACGCCCCTGTTGACCCAAACTCCTATGCAGATCAGCGGTCGCAATTCATAGCCATGCGTGAGGAGAAGTTGTTCCGGGCCAAGTTCGGGATGGATTTCTACAAAGCATTGTTGGCCGACAAGGTGAGATACTCTGCCGTTTCGGGTTCGGGATTGACCGTGTACGCAAATTTTCAGGAAGGCACCACCTACGCCGCAAACGCAGTAGTTCTGTACAAAAACAGACTCTACAAGGCAAAGTCGAATGGAACTACCCAAATACCAACGAACGAAGGCCGCTGGATAGTTGCACCTAAATTCGAGGATGAAAACTACGAATACCTGTGGCAGCGATACTTGCGCACCGTGCTGGCGTTCAGTGTGAGCAATGACAGTCTTTTCTACCGTATGGTTTCGGATACCCCGATGGGGATTCTCCAAAAGTACGAAGAAGGGAAAACACGCCCGATAAAGGTGCAAGAGGCTGGCCGATTGAAGCAACAATACCAAGCCGACATTGACGACCTGATAGCCACGATGGACGCTTTTCTGCTCGAAAACGCAGAGATATTCCCCGACTACCTACCAACGAAAAACGGATGCAAAAGCAAAAATGAATATGCAAAAAGCAAAAGGCGAAACCTCGGATTCAACACCTACTGAAAACCCGTGCGCTGGGATGAAAGCAGCAGCCGATGTGGTAAGCGCGGGGCTGCAATGGATTGACAAAGGGTTTACCCTTCAAAAAGTGGATGAAACAACAGCAGGAATGAGGATAGCGATTTGTGAAGGCTGCTCAACCTTTATTCAGTCCGAAAGGCGGTGCGCCGCCTGCTGCTGCCCTATGGATTTCAAGACAACACTCAAATACGACCCTTTTCAGGGCATCACGAAGAAAACGCTTATTCAATGCCCGCTGGGGAAATGGTAAGCGCATCAGTTCATTCTTACAACTCTTTCGCATGGAAGGCTACATTCTGAAACACAACAACCCGGTGGCGAACCCGAAAAATGCCCTGCAATTCACGAACCTTTCCGGTCTGTGTTGCGGTGACAAAAAAAACGCGGTCGCTTGCCGGTACAAGGCAGTTTTGGGTAGTGTCAGCAGCACCACAGCGATCAGTTCCGTGAAAATTGGGGGAACCGTTTACACGCTTGACGGCGCGTACTTGGTCAACCAAGCGCGTGAGCGTGATTTGCTGGTTGCCAACATCACCAAAATCGTACAAGAAATTCTCGGCTACACGGCAGATGGCAACATCACCTGGTCTTTTGCGTCCTCGACGCTCACAATTGAGACGGACTACTCCGACCTCGTTTTCGACTACCTCGGAGCCGATACCACACCGTTTGTTCCTACGGTATGCAAGTTCATCGGCGAGGCCGACCCGACTACCTGCGCTGCTGGCGTGGCTATCACTCACTCAGCATCTTCAGGTACGCTAACTCTGGATTTCTATGCGTCTGGCACAATTACCAACATCTCGCTCACCAACGGCAGCAGCAGCGCATTCAACCACGACCCAGCTGGTGGCAGTGCAGACAACGCAGTAGTTACCCGTGCAGCCGATGGCGCATGGCACTTGGTTGTTACTGCGGGCGCGGGCGGTGCGCTATGGGAAAACACGGAAACCATCACTATGACCGTGACGATTGCAGGTTGTGCAAGCCCATTTGTGTGGAGTGGCAAATTGGTGTTCCCGAACATTCCGTAAGCGCAAATAGCATGGTTATCACGCCGATACAAAAAACGACCTGCCCGAACAGTCGGGCAGGTCTTTACCGCCTCTGGGCGGTAGACTGTGCTGATGTGGTAGACGTGCTGATTGAAGACGGAAGTGTGTACAACGTTACACTGGTGGATGGTGCAGAGTGGAAGCAAATCCAATTCGACAAGGGGACGGCCTACTTGCAGCAGGAAAAACTAATCGCAAAGGGGTATGAAACCTATGTAAAGCAGTCGCTTTACTTCGAGTTGGCCGGTCTTTCCAACGAAAAGCGCAACGCGCTCGAAGACCTCAACGGCGCGTGTTGTATGAACGTGATAGCCGAAGATGTGTCGGGAAACTTCCACTACATCGGCATAAGCGAGAACGATTCCGGGGACATTGTGAACGACGAACTTCGCACAGGCGAAGGCAGCAGCGAAACCGGTGCAGACCCGAACACGGACACGGCGCGGTACACGGAAAGCCTTGTTTGCTTCTCTACGTTCTATGCGCCGATAACGATCAATCCGAACGACTATAACCCGCTGTTCTGGACACTACCCGAAGAAACACACCCGTCCCCAACGTATTGGACACTACCCGAAGAAACACACCCAGTCGGCGGGTCTTGGACTATCAAAAACGTGTAAAATGGCTCTGTCTCCATACCCTCACCTTTTCGACGAATTGGACGGCGCGTTTACGCGCACGACGCAGTTGTACACGCAGCGAGTAGCGGGTCACGCCACGCCCAAAAACTATCGGTTCACGATAGAAGAAATGTTGCTCTGGATGATAGCCGAGTTCGGGCTGGTTGACACGGGCGACATATACCACTTGCACGTCCAAGCGTCTGCTTCTACCACTTGGACGATTAACCACAACCTCAACAGGCCAGTTGGTTCGGCCCGTGTCAAGGACGCATCTGGAAACGACGTAGTTGGAGAAATAACCGACGTGAACACCGATCAAGCAACCATCACTTTCACTATCGCCATATCAGGCGAAGCAATCATCCACTAAGCATGAAATACCTATCGCCCATAGACGCGAGCAAAGCGTTACGGCTCAATATCCCAACCTTCGCAAACCTTGCGGCCTTTCCAACAGCAAGTTCCACCTACCTCGGCTCCATCGGCTATGCCGATGACACCGACACAATCTACTACTGCAACGGTTCGGCGTGGGTGCAGATGGGTGCCATTTCCGGCGCAATGATCTTCAAGGGCGGCATCGGATTCAACGGCACCGAACCATCCAGCCCAGCAACGGGCGACACCTACGTTTTCACGACGGCAGGCACCAACACATGGGAAGGTTCCAATGTGGTCGAGGTCGGCGACTTGGCAATCTGGAACGGCACCGCTTGGACGTTCGTGCAGAACAACATCGGGGCAGCAACGGAAACAACGCCGGGCTATGTCGAACTGGCAACCAGCGCAGAGGCTATCGCAGGCTCCGACACTTCGCGGGCTGTTACGCCTGCTGGATTGTTGGCTGCACTCAACGCTGGGCGAGTGACCAGTGTGGGCGGAACGGCTGGCAGTGTGCTGACTGGCGACGGCACTACGACATCTTTCGCAGTGGTTCACACGGGCAAGTCTACGCCTTGCGTAGCAGTTCGAGAGACAACCGCCGGCAATTACGTTGCGGTGGACATCGAGCGCGTAAGCGCAACGGAGTTCAACATTGTGTTTGCTATCGCTCCAGCAGCAACGCCAACCTATACCGTCAGCATCTCCTAATCTCAGCGGCTTGAAACATCTATCCGCCATTGACGCAAGCAAAGCGGGGTACTTCGTTGTGCCTCGCTTTGCAAATGTCGCGGCCTTCCCGTCGGCTGCGAGCGGTGCCGCATCGCTGGCCTACGACAACGAATGGAACGAACTGTACCAGTCGGACGGCTCGGCATGGCGTTGCTTGACCAAATCCAGAACCTACACCGTCACGACGGGAAGCCCGACAATCTCTGTGCCGGGCAGTCGGCTTGTTTCTGCGTTGGTTATCATCGGCAGCGGAACTGGAAGCGTTACTATTGGCACCACCAACGGCGGCGATCAGGTTTTGCTCAGCGAGCCTTACGGCACGTCTGGGCATGGCGTTACGCTGGGATGGTACACGCCTTCATCAGCCACTTGGTACTTTTCGGAGTTCACTGGCACGTTGACAATTCAAATGCTATTCGCATGAAAATCAGAAACTTAATCCTGTTGGCCTTTGGCCTTTTGCCGTTTTTAGCGGCTGCTCAAACCGCCACCTTTGACCGTGTTCGTGTTCGGCAGGGGCTTACTATTCGCGCTGAAAAAGCAGACAGCATCATTCGGGCCGTCACTGCGCTCAGCAATCACAC